ATCGTAAAATCTCTTCTCCGTAAATCTTCAACCAGATTCTTTGTAAATGTTACATTATCAGGTCTACGATTATCAGAATAATCTCCATCAATCCGATAAGTTGTAACTTCAAATGGTTCTTTATTTATCAGAATCGTTACTGTACCGTGTTGCAAACCAGTAGGAATAATTTCTTCATCAGGAAACGCTTTTAATATCTCATCTGGTGTGGCAGATGTGCAAATATCATAGTCGTGAGGTTTTCTTCCCAATACGCTATCTCTTACACATCCACCCACCATATATGCCTCATGTCCGCATTTCTCTAATTCCTGTATGATGTAATTTACTGGTGCCGGAACTTCTACGTTAATTCTTTTCATCAATATTTACCTCAATTTGTGGAGTTTCAATAAACTTAGCCAATAATCCTTCGTGGTAAAAAATTTTGTCATTTTCAGTAACATCTTCTCCAAGAAACTTTCTTAAAACAAATGGTAACGCATAATTATCTAAACATTTAAACTCTATCTCTGTATTACCATTCTCATCAATAATTTCTTTATAATATCCATCTGTCCTAACAATTTTATGAAGTATAAACAATTCTGTTTTTAACGGAACAGGCATATCTTTCATGCCATTGCGAATTGCAAACACGATTCTTTCTTGTTTATTTTTGTCCATATCAGACACATCAACCACAATTTCATCATTGGAAAAGAATACAACTCGATCCATTGAAATAAACACTTCTGTTAAATATGTCAATGCACCATCCATAAGGTATTTTTCATATGTGATATGTCTCTTAGGATTACAATTACCCAAAATAACCTGACGAATATATTTACTATTGATTATGTGCTGATTACCTGTATATCTCCCAATAAACTCTTCCCAAGATTCTACTCCACCAAAAATATCTGAATTGTAATGATGTAAAGAAGAAAAATTAGCTTTTCTCATATCAATGCTGATAAAACATTTACCATCATTTGAAGACTTAAATATATTTTTATTTGGAAGATTTTTATGTGTAACAGCATACTTGTTCATATCCTCTTCATTAAACTTATGATATGCTTCTGTATTTTTAATATCCAAAATAGCAGCATCTTTTACACGATTGTATTCTTCAAAATAATCCTGTTCACAATTATATTTGGATAGTTCGCTTAAAAAGATATCCCACTTTTTAAGTGTCCCATAGAACTTATCATATAGTGTCAATCTATCAGTAAAATATGGTTCCTGGAATATCCTGATTGGAATATTACGATCTTTACAGAATCTCTCTTTTGCTCTTGTAGACACTTCCATCATACCTCTCCCTTCACAATTCTCTCATTCACATACATCTTAAACTCATTAATTCTTTTATGATCTGGCACATCAGGAAGAGAGGTATTATTTTTAGCATAATCAAATCTCTTCTCATATTCATTCAGTAAATCATAAAATTCAGCAGTCGGTTGCCTATTTTCATCTAAAAACTCACCGTTGCGAATACTCATAAGCAAGTCATGCTCATCCGTCCTATATGTGATAATTTCTTCTTTTTCAAGAATATCAATACACATCATATATAATCTCAATAAATGAGCACAATGCTTTCCCAATTTATCATGGCTGATTGCTTTCTCGTTTCGTTTGCCAATTTTGTTATAACTGCTTACAATCGCCTTCATTTCATTCCACATACCAGTCCAATCTCTCAGCGGATAATTACGAAGATTAATACTCATAAAGATTTCTGATCCCATATCATCCCTATTTGACGGAGCTGTAAAAAGCCTAAGACTGTCATCTTCTCCAAATGGTACATATCTATAACGAAAATTATATGCTGCATTTTTAATGCTCTTTAATATATATTCTTCATTCTGTGCCTGACCTACTAATCTTGCGGCTTTGTTTTCCATTCTACGAAGTTGGCTACCGGCATATCCTCCAAATGTATGAATACAAATTTTTGACAAAAACATTTTTCTATTTTGCAAAAGCTCTTTACCAATCGGATGCAAATATAAATATTGCCAATCTTGTAAACCCAAAATTTCACATGTGTTCGGATTCATTTTTGTCAACAATTCAATCATTTTATTAAATGAATAAATAGTAGTATCAGTTTTTTCATCAACTACTTGTTCAAAATCAATTCCCAATAAAACTTCTTCTTTTTTATTTAAAGAAATTCCTCGAATGTCAAGATCACTACTACCCTTGTTCATTCCATATGCATAAGAACCGCCTAAATCAATCAAAATAATATTCTTTCCTAAATGATTATTCTCGTAAAGAAACTCGTAATCATCTGATTGCATTCTTTTTCTTATTTTATTAATCATACATTTGCACCTTCTTTTTAGCATTTTCCATAATTGTTTTATCATCTTTAATGGAATTTCTATCTATAAAATTCCAAGAACGTTTTGAATAAATTGAGTTTATATTAGAATAAGACACTTTATAAATGCTTGCTATAAAATGTCTGTCATATCCATTATCAAGTAAATAAATAATTTCCTTAACTTCATTTTCTTTTAATTTTGCGCAACCATTATTTTCGCCAGTTTGAGCAATTTTCATTTTAGATGTATCTAAAACTTTTGTGCCTGTCAAAATAATTGATTGCCGTTTTCTTTCCTCATCCGTCCAAATTCTATTTCTTGATGATTCCCATGCTTTTTCCAATGTTTCTTGCGGTATAGAATGATTTCTATACCAACTTCCTTCTTTGTTTATTGACTCATACATCTTCTCTCTTTGAGTTTCACTCCATTTCAAACCACGATTTGTAAATGGATCTATTCTAATATTGTAACCCCATTTGTTATCTGTAGATTTAAAATAATTTATCCAATATTTTTCTCTATCATTTAATAATTCTACATTACAATATTCAAGTACATTAAACTCAAAAGATTCTTCCCCATATTTATTCCATGCATTTTGCAAATGTTTATTACTATGAACATTCCTATTTAATTCACCAAAATGTCGGCAATGTCGATTATACATATTTTGCGATTGCCCTATGTATCTCTTCTGATTTATATTATTCTTTATTTCATAAATACCTGAAGTTCTATCCTTACTCGAAATTAATCTCTTAACCTAAAACCACCTCCATAAGCGTGACTTCCTCCGAGAGTCAAGAGAATGATATTATCACCCAAATTTTTATCTTCTCTCAGGAAGTTATATTCTCTTGTTTTCAACTTTTCTTTAATCTGTTCAATATTCATTCTCTTGCTCTCCTACCAAAATCCATATTTTACGTTTCTTGCTTACCTTTAAACAATCAATAAAATCCAATTTATCCAGAGTGACCATCAACTCAGGTTTGTTTCTCCTTATCTCATTAACAGAAGGATAAATACCAATGTTGACCAATATTCTCGGAAGAAATCTTTCCTCTGTAAAATAAGTTTTCTCCTTTTCTACACTATTCCAATCATCTTCATCTTTTCCAAACATTATTAATGGATCTACTATTGGATTTCCTATAACAATATTCTCTATGTACATCAGTTTTTACCCCTCCCATTGAAATGCAAGATTCAAGACTTATATAATTTTTGCATTGGTAGTAATGTTATTAGCAAGAGAATACGAAAGATTATAATTATCTTTTAATTCAAAAAACGTTTTTTCATTGACATACAATTTACCTGCAAACATTATTACTTTACCATCTTCTACATATGGATAATTATTTTCTATGAACCCATATCTTTTAATCCATTTCTTATTTATTCTCTTTTTTCTATGGATTCTTTTTTGTCTTTTTTTATCTGTTACAATTATGGGAATCCATGTATAAGTACCCCAAATACCATCCATCTATTCACCATCCTGTTCCTGTAGATTTAATCCCATTCTCGTCCGCAGCACATCTTCTTCAATCTGTTCTGTACTTGCCTTAATTTCTCTACCAAAAGCGTCTTTGATAATAATATTGATATCTTTCATTTTCTTTTCCCCATCTTCAATAAACTATTTCAAAACTTGAGACTTTACCTTCATACATTTCTGTAATAATCGGCATACACCTATTCCAAACTACTCCTTTCACTTCCCTATCATCAACATCAATTATCACACCAACAGGACTATTATCTTTTATAATTGGCAATCCAATAATATCTTTATTATATTGAGAATCATTTCTAAAAGATATTTTCATATTTCCGTTATTATTTCTATATAATGATTCAATCATTTTAAAAATATGTTCTATTTCATAATACTGATTATTTGATTGATAATATTTAACTTTTCTTGATACAATTCTTTGGATGTTATCTCCATGAGATGAACAGTTACCGCAATAATGTCTCATAAAATTATCAACCATAAACCAGAATTGGTTCTCATCATCCTTAAGAATATTTGCACCACAAAAGTCGCAATGGGTTTTATTCATGCTTATAAAAATCACCTACTTCCTATCCTTGAATCGCAGATTTTATCCAACACCATACGTCTTTTTGATATTTTCTATGATCAAATCTCTTTCACCATTACTACCGTTATTAACTCTATATTCACTAAATTCCTTACTAAAACATACAGTCTCAATCATAGATAATATTTCTCTTGCAACTCTCTTTTTGATCACATTTTCACTATCTATCCACATTTATTTACATCCTCACAATCTTATACAAATCCTCATCCAAATAATTCTTCAATAACCATTCCTCATCAAATCCCGTACCATGATAGAATTCCTCTGCAATTCCACCACCAATAGCACACAAAGTATCCATATCACATGGAAGAGAATATACATTTCTCAAAAATGACTCATAATCTTCACTATCAAGGAAACATCTGATTGCTACTGGTACACTTCCTTGGCAAGTCACATCCCACCTATATGTATCTCTGTATTCATCTAGTTCATATTCGACACTGTACTTATAAAAATCTATTGGATACTGTCTCTTTACATAGTTGAATATTTCAGCTTTAGACGCACCTGTTCTTACCATATAAATGCACATGGATGTTACAACTGCACCTTTGATTCCTTCAGGATGATTATGTGTACAATCTGCTGATTTTGTTGCCCATTCTATTACTTCTTTTTCTGTATTAAAATGTTCTCCAATATATGAACATCTCATTGCTGATCCATTACCAAAGCTGTTATATGGTTTCTCATCATCCCATCTCAACCAAGAATCAAACATTCCTCCATATCCTACATTTGGATATTTTCTACCTAACTTCCTATAAGAATCAGCAAACGGAATATTATTTTTGACTGCTAATTTAGCAGCCAGTATCATAACAGTATCATCCGTAAAATAACAGTTATCAGTGAACAGTTCACATTTCTTCCAATTCAAATTTTTAGGACGCTGGAACTCATATTGAGAACCAGATATATCACCTAAAATTGCTCCAACTATCGCCATTTAATTATTCTCCTCATTTACACTTACATTCTTAGAATCTTCTACTGCTTTCATCGCCCTCAGATACGCTTCTGTCTGAATTGCAATCTGTTCTTCACGTTTCTTAGCTGTTCTACGTTCCTTATAAGCAAGTCTCTTGGCACGTTTCTTCTCAATCCGCTCCTGTTCTTCCTTCTGATGCTTCTCAAACTCTAACTTCTTCTCATAGACCTTCATACCACGTTTAATCGCATTATTATAAGCAGATGATCCACCCATAATTTTCTTAGAAATACAAATAGAAATTGCAGACTCCAAGCTGAATGTATCAGGTTCTCTACATACAGATTTCTCTTTTGTCCCATCAGAAAAAGTTACCTCTACAACCATGTTTGGTACAATGATGTTTACATCTTTAATTTCAGGAAATTTAATTCTATCCTTATCAATATGTACCTTATAAGCTCCTCTCAATAAATTTTCATAATAGTTGAAATTTGTTGGCATAATATTTTTCTCCTTTTCATTCATAGAATCTGGTGTACATGTTACTTTTTCAACCTTCACTCCTAATAGTTGCTCTAATACTCCATCAACTTCGTCAATCAATAACTTTCCTTTCCAATTTTTGCTATTTAACAATGATCCGTTATCTTTAAAATATTTATATTCTTTAACAGTCATCGGTTGAAGAATCTTAGCACCAATAAGTATCGCTTGATCTAAGACGTGTTTTGAATTATATGCTGTTAAAATTGGTACCCCTGTTCTTGCTGATTCTAAAATCAAATCATATGTTTTACCTTGTCCTCTTCCTTTGCAAATAATTTCTATACTTACCATCTCCTTTTTATTTTTGTATACTATATTTTGTGTCTATAGTGCTATTGCTCTTCTATATATTGTCACAAAATATCAATGAAACGTGGGTTCTATTCGCATAACATTTGTTCAAATATTGCTTCAAATATCGGAACAACAATGCTATTTCCTGCTTGCTTATATAAAGTTCTGTTTACTATTGCATTTCCTTTTGGATTTACATTTTCAGCAGCATAGTAATCTTCATCAGAGTAACCAAACAATCTCCAGCATTCTAACTCTGTGAGGAATCTATACTTTCCATTTCCACAATCAATAATTTGAGCAGGACACCTATCCTGACGCTCTGTTATTGTATAAGCAAAATCTTTTATAATGGTTGCCCTCTTGACGCCTTTTTTACCAATCACATTTAAAATACTCGGTTGAGTCACTAAATATTGATCTGATACATTATCCTGAAGGAAATCATTTAATGGCTTCATCTTTGTATGTCTTAATTTATCAAAATCAAAACATTCACCATTAATACATGAAATGGTAAACACTCGTTCTCTTGCTTGTGGAATGCCAAAATCTCTCGCATCCAAAACTTTATATGAGTTTGTATAACCCAATTTCTCCATTTCAGATAAATACTTTTCAAAATTCTTTCGATTATAACTATTGAGAACATTCTTTACATTTTCCCAAATGACAAATTTAGGTTTCCACTCTCCCATGTTCTGTATAATATGTATTGTTTCCCACATCAAAGATGATCGTGTTCCACTACCCTCATCAGCACCTTTACCACGATTTATTCTTCCGCCCTCTTTTGTAGCCTTACCTTGATGTCCCGCGATAGACATATCTTGACAAGGTGAACCATGTATAAGAATATCTGGTTTTAAATTCCAGCCAATAACCGATTGTGTTTTATATCCAAGTTCATCAGCAAACATAGCATTATATGAATGTACTGCTTTCTCATCAATTTCCACATAATCTATTGCCTTCACTGGAATATTCAAATTTCTCAATGCCACCCTTGGCGATCCAATACCACCAAATAATTCTAAGATCTGTACTATTTATAATCACTCTCCTCTTCTTCGAATAAAAGATTTATTTTAAGACTAAATTTGTCCTATTACTACTGCTTTATCAGCTATGTATTCACAATCAATTCTGTTAAAATATTGTCCTATTGGCTTAACCACATAAATTATAGGATTGCCACCATACTTTTTACAGGCCTTCTTTGCATAGTTTTCAGCAGATAATAATGATGTTGTAAAAAACACCTTATCTATATACTTCTTTCTCCATTCCTCTCGCAAATTCTTTGTCTGAATCGGAGGTAAAATTATTTTGCTCACATCTAAAGTATCAGATGTTCCATGATAAAAAGTTTCTATATAAATATCACCACCTGTATTCAATTTTTAATTTTAGGAATTGCCGACTTGATTAAGTCATTAAGAATTGCTATAATCAGATTTATCAAGGCGGTTGCCCGTTTTGTGTTGGATAAGCACTCTGCAGCTCGCCAAAGTTACCAGAGTGCTTATTTAATTATTTCCTTTTATTCAAGTTGATATGTGACACATTTGTTTATATAATTGAATTTGTTCCTGTTGATGCTTCATAAAGTTTAATATTTCACGATAAAAACATTCACGGACAGTCAATTCTTTTACTTCATTTTCAAGTTTGTTACATTCTTCATTTAAAATATGGAAATTTACAACATCATAATACTTCCATTCATCCTCTTTATATGGAATATAATTTGAAATACCCCAATTTGATTTGGTTCGATTGTAATATTTATAAGTTTCGTATAATGAAATGTAATGGGCTTCAATATATTCTGCATCAGTTCTGCTAAAGTTTCTTTCTATGTATTCTACTTTATACGGGACATTCCAGCACCATGAATCCTTTTTTAAATGTTCATTTATTCTTTGCTGTAACGTTCTATTTTCAGCCCAAATAATACCAACATACTTAATAATTTCATCATTTAAGTCTGTATATCTATAAATGAATCCCAATTCTTTCCACCTCCTCCAGTTAAAATGTTTCTTCTATTGGCTAAATATTGTCTTTGATATACTTCACAATATCATCAATGATTTCTTCATCAAATTCTTCAAAATCATCAAGAGATATGGTTCCTTCAGAAAAAGCAGTTTTATGTCTTGTTAGATTATACGCATATGTGTCAGATGGAACATCAAAGTAATTCATCAATACATCTTTAAGCCTTTCTGTAAAGAAATTCTCATATTCATATAACTGATTTGCCAATCTAGCTACTATACCATTTTCATTCTTGGCAACTGTATATTCCGTAAATCCATATCTGTCCATGACATCTATTGATCCGTCATTATTTTTACTTAAAATATTTTCCAAATTACCACCTCATTTTTACTTGAAACCTTCGTTTTATCCACTAACAAAAATTATCTTTAAATTCTTCAATAAATCCCTCTACCATATCTTTCATCTTTTTATATTCTTTATATTCACTTCCTTTTGCAGGATCGTAATTCATAGCAACTAATGCTCTCAATTCTCCAAAACATCTTTCAGCTTGTGCTATTTGATTGCTATATGTATCTCCATACGAAATATTTACGATTTTTACCACCTCCAGTTAAAACGGAAATTTTATTGTTAAAATTGCTTATTTTTATTCATCACCCAATTTCTTAATAAAAACATGAATGTATATACTTGATACTTATTATTTAAAACCACACTAAACTGTTTATTGTTTTGTGACGAATAATTGTCATAAATTCTATCTGTTGGAAATCCTTCAAAATATCCTTTTTGTCCAGTAACCAATCCCATAAAATCACAATTAACCTCATCATTAGACTCTACACTTATACACCAATCATAAAAATTATACCTTAAGATGATATTTAATCCTATTTTAGACATATCCATTTCCATAACAGGAAGTTTTACACTTTTTGAATAATGAGTTCCTATCACTAATGGCACAAAATTATGATATATTTCATTGCGCTCATCACTATAATCGCCATATTTTAAATAATCGGTTGCTATATCAATAAACACCACTTTACAACTTTTTTGAAGAATAAAATAACGTACAAGGCACTTTCTGGTGTATAATAAGTTTGCGAAGAAATCTACACGAAAGAGAGTGACCTTATACGTCAAACTTATTATACAACGAAAACAATCTAATTGGTAGACTGTACCGTTATTTTCATATTTATTTTAAAACTTTTTCCGCACCGACTATTGAAACCCTGTTTTTACTTGTGTTATCCATTCTGGCTATGGAATCGGCAAATTCTATCCGTTCCCTGTACAGGCATTTTTTAGCAGGGATTACAAAGAAATCCTTGAATGCATTTTACTATGCATGTTCCTATGCAAAGGCTGATTATTCCAGGTTTATGAACGTCACGGCTGGCCTGTCTCTGAAGCTTATACCGGAAAAATTACAGTCACAGCCTGTTTTTCTTTGTATTGATGACACGATGGTTCCGAAGTTTGGCAAAAAATTTGAGGATGTTTCAAAACTTTTTGACCATGCAGCGCATAACGGCTCAAACTATCTGAACGGCCACTGCTTCGTAAGCGTAATGGTCTGTGTCCCGGTATGGAACAAAGGCAGGATCCACTATCTTTCCGTTCCGCTTGGATACCGCATGTGGCAGAAAAAG